TTGCTGCCGTATCTGCTATTTTGGATGCAGTTGATATTCCCCATTGTACAGCCTGTGAAATAAGTGCCTTAGTAGCTAAAGCCATATTAACAACAAAATCTTTAATTCCTGTTGTCACATCTACAGCTTTATTTTTTACCTTTTCCGCTGTATTCTTCACCCATTCAACAGACTGAAGTGCAAGTTCTTTAGTAGCTTTAGCCATATCAATAGCCAAATTTTTTATACTCTGTCCTATGTCTACAGCTTTATTTTTTGCTTTTTCAGCCGTATTCTTCACCCATTGAACAATATCGTCTTTTAATGCTAATGTTGATTCCTTAATAGCAACTACTATGCCCTTTAAATTTTTTACAACATCAGATTGCAAAACATTTACTTTAAACCATGTAGAGTAATATATTCCTAGCTGTGTTATAGATGAAGCAATACTCTTTACAAAATCTTTTGCATACAGCGCACATATTTTAACCGTTTCTAATTTGTCGGCTATCTTTGCTACTGTGCAGGCCTCTATTGCAGTCTTCATCTTATTTATAATTCCAACCACACCGCCAGCATTCATTATGAATTCAGCAAGTTCTACAGCTTTCCAAGCCGCTGCAAACGCTAATATCGTTACAACTATTGCGTCAAATGGTCCTTGGTTATTGCTAATCCAGGTTGATATTCCTTCCAGAGCTGCTGCCAGATCTTTTAAGATATCAACTATCATTCCACCAGTCCATTCTGCTACCGGCTCAAGGAAATTATCCCACGCCCAGTCCCATAATGGCTTTAGTGCATCTAATGCACTGTTAAATACATCAAGCCCTGCTGATAAAACATCTAAAAAAGCTGGTAACGCATCTTCAATTGTCCATGTAGCTAATGGTACAAATATATTTGTCCAAGCCCATTCCAAACCTGAAAACAACTTTTCTGTCAGTGGTTGCGCTGATTCTTTTAAATTATCAAGTGATGTTATCAGATTATCAAATGATATTGACTTAAGTGGCTCTAATGCCTTTTTGACCTTAGATGCCATATTTGATATTGCACTTGATACATTTGTTGTTTCCGCTGTTACTCCTGTGTCTATACCAAGACCACCTGAAGATGTACTATCTCCACCAGAACTACTACTGTCCGTTGGCTCTGAAAGCTTTTCTATCTGGTCAAATCCGGCCAGTGATTTTTCTATCTCCTTCGCTGTAGAAGATGCTGCATCTCCTATACCACTTACATTATCCGCCGTGTCTGACGCTATATCTCCAAGGCCTGTTATTGAAGAAGCTGAAGAAGATATATCCGCACCAGTAAGCATCTGTGTAAATGTTGCAAACCCATCAGCAACCTTCTGCAAGCCTGCAAGCACAGTATTTAAGCCTCGTAATATAGGTGTAAATAATGCTATAAAGCCTTTACCAAGAGAAGCCTTTAACTGTTCGAATCTGAGTGATAATATTCTTGTCTGATTTGCCCAGGAATCCTGTGTCTTAACAAAGTCTCCTGTGGCATTGGACAGTGCACTAGTAACATACTGATATTGGAGCATTACTTTTTCCTGCTCTGTCATCTTAGCCGTAGTCTTACCAAAGCCATTATTAAGTGCATACTGATCCAAGTTCGTCTGAGTCATTACTACGCCCAGGTCCTTAAGTGTCTCTGTTTCACCAGTCCAGATGGATTTCAGCTTTGTATATGCTTCATCTGTACTCAAATTGTAAAATGATGCAACATCACCTGTTAATCCAGTAACATCTTCTGCCATATCAAGTGCAGCCTGTCCTGTAATGCCCATAGCATTACTCATCTGGCCAAATACACCCATGTACTTCTTAGCAGATAATTCAGATAGTCCGAAATTAGTCATGGCGTTAGAAGCCCATAAATCAGCCTGATGGCTTAAATCTCCAAATGCTGTATCTACAACGTTCTGTACTTCTGTTACATTTGAACCGACTTCTATGCAGTCTTTTGTAAATTTAGCAAATGCTGCAATGCTTAAAGCTCCGGCTATCTTCTTTCCCATACCAGAAAAAATGGATGTTGCCTGCTTTGCTGCCTTATTGGAAGCACCTGTAAGCTGATTAACTATCTGTGAACTGTCTATACCAATTTCCAGCGCTATTTGTCCTACTACATCCGACATACTCCCTCCTTTCCGGCATTGAAAAAGACCACTTTCTACTTAGAGAAAGCGGTCTTAGCCCAATTTTGGAAGTCACTCCAATACTTATTGTAATTTGCAGGGTCTTCCATTAATTTTCTATTTCTTCTTAATATCCAATCGTTACGAATTTTCTTCTGCTCCTTAGAGAATTCCTTTATAACCTTAGGATCCTTTTCTGCTCTGATTCCTACAATTCTTCCAAGAGGTGTTTCAGGCATTATTCCACTAAGTAAAGAACAAAACTCCGACCAAGACATATCGTCTTCGGTACGCAACCGTATGCCATACTGGGACAGAAAGCTGGCTTCTATCAGTTCCCAATCATCCCATATATCATAATATACCTCATTATGCTGAGGGTGTCTGCTCCTCGCCGTACGTTCCCATAGCAACCTGCATTATTGTATTATACATTTCCTTATATTCAGGAATAGGAAGGTCTAATGCCTCAATCTTATCTGAAGCATCCTTTCCAACAAGCATTTCAAGGCCTTTAATCATAAATGCCATATCATCCTTGTTTTCCTTGTTTTCTGCTTCCTGTGCCATAGCCTGTATATTAAGAATTGTGCTCTTCCTGTTATTAACAGTAACAACCAAATCTTCTGTAATACGAATCATAGGTAACTGATTCGTAATCTTCATAGATATATCTATTACTTTAAAATCTGTCTTTGCCATTTTTCATATCCTCTCTTTCTTTAAGCTGCTACATATGCTATATATGTTGGCTTTCCATCCGAATTTGCATCCCATTCAAGCGCATCAATACTTGTAGCATCTCCACCAAGAGATTTTACATCGATTACTGAAGGTACAAGAAGCTGATCAAGATTAGGGAATATAATAGACACCCATGTATTGCAATCCTGACCTGTCTTCATAAATCGACTTGCTACATAATCATTTCCTTCATCTCCATAGTTACGCTTACCGCCGAAAGATATACCAAGTGACTTAGCTGTCATGAGCCTTCTTACCCAGCCAGCCTGATCCATTGGATTCCATTCCTCAATGGTTCCATCTACAGATATACTTAAGCTCTCTGCATCTTTTACGATCTTAGTTTCTACTGTTTCTGGCGTGTCCGAATCCTTTCTTCCAGTTATACATACTCCAAACTGAATTTTATGTACCGGATTAACCCCTGTTAATGGTGTAGCTTCCGCGTTATACCCAGCTATCTTTGTATTCTGTGACATACTTCTACCTACCTTTCATAACAAAATTTAAGTTCTATGACCATTTCAAATATTCCTTTATCGTCTGTATCAGCTTCAATCGGTGCTGATACTAACATTTCTGTAAACAGAATATTTGTGTCATTAATGTTTACATGTTTCATATCTCTGAGCTTGTCGTAAAGCTCCTGTGAGACTTTTTCAGTCTCCCTGACACTTTTTTCCAATGAATCAGTATACTTATGGATTTGACAGCGTAAGAGCTGTTCTGTATACCCCCAACAGCCATCTGAACATTATCTCCCCTGTTAAGATGGTATACACCTATGCTCTTATCTTTCTTATCATCAAGCTTTCCACAATATACATGGTCATCAGCCGCTATTCCAAGACCTGCTATAAGGTCTCTCACATCACCTATTCCTAACATCCTAACATCACAACCCCGCATTCTTTTTATAAAACTTTCCAAATGCTTTAGGTGCAAGATTCTGCTTCTTACCACCTTTCATGTAGTCATCAAGCCATCTGCCTTTAGCATTCGCATTTCCTTCATGTTTCTTGCCTTTATCATCAGTCCACGGTGTCTGATGGAAATTGTATTCTGGATGATAATACAGCCTTCTGGCGTATGGTGTACTAGACACAAGATATGCTTTTCCCTGACCTATATCAGATAAATCAACAAATGTGCTTTCATTCTGTAATGCACCTGTATCCCTCGGTATAACCTGGCTCTGAACGACATCTGTATGTATTGCTTCTGCTGTCTGTACTAATGACACCTGTGCTGCTGCCGTAAGCTTCCTTACCATAGGCATATTAAGCTTAACTGTAGACTTAACATTCTTCGCCATTACATCACATCCAATCTTACATAATTAACCGTACCATCCGGATTACGGCACTTCGTACCCTTGTATATATGCCTTGTTACACCGAACACCGTTATATCACCTTTAGTAATAACAGGAAGATCCGGTGCAATATCTCCTGGTATCAAAGCACATCCTTCAAGCTTTATAAGCACCTTTTCTACTGTTAATTCTGTCTTACCGCTGTCCTGATAGTTACATAAGCCATCCCAAATAATAGGTTCAAGAGGTTCTCCATAGACATTCCTGCCTTCCTGCTCTATCTCAAGGTGTATTTCTGTCTTACACATGCTCTTTAATATTAAACATGGGTACTTCATACTCACACCCCCAGACTTAAGCAGCACAAGCCAGTCTGACAGAGTATCTGGTATGTATCACGCTTTATAGCAATTCCATTCTGTACAAGGACATTCCAACTGCTGCCAAACTGCATAGATACTCCATTTAAAGAATAGTTCTGTAAGACACAATTAATCATGTCCTCATTCTCATATTCAAAATCAGCCATCTCACAACACACATCTATCAGTATGCCTTGCTGGAACTCTGTCAAATTATTAAATCCTCTTGATGTTATACGATTAAAAGTAAGCGAGTCGATATGCCGGCTCGCCTGTTTTAATCTTCGTTCTATCTGCTCATCTGGGATAAGTCTATGTTCACTAAGGTACTGCTCTTTACTTGCATATACCATAGGCTTACTCTGCAATCTCTTCTGCAGGATCTACATCAACGAATACAGAATCAACCTTACCATCCTTGCCATTAGGGAATACAAATGTATCACTTAACTGGCGATTCTGATAAAGATATCCGTCTCCTTCTGTATGTGCTCCTGGTGCAAAGTAATAGATTGATGAAATCTTAGGTACTGTCTTACATGTCTGGCCACATGCAACAAGCACATTAATCTTACGTGAGCCCTGAATAGTCTTTTCATAATATGTGGCTATATTAGTCTTTGTAGGCTTTGCCACAACTGTATAAGTGCTGTCGCTCTTAGTGTAGTATGTCTTTCCTTCTGCTACATCTGTATCAGTTGTTATGGCATACTTTGACTTAAGCGGAGCAAAGCCGCCCTCTGCAACATCCCAATCGAATCTGTCATAGAATCTTTCATCATCCACAACTTCCATAAGTGTCACACCATCAATATCAGTTACACGTGTTTCAATGCCAAGACCACCTTCTGCAATCTGAGTCATTTCAATCTTGCGTGTAAATTCCTTTGACATTTCCAGCTTATCCATAATGTCTGAAGAAACATACATGATAAGGCTTCCATTTGCCTTATATCTTCTAAGCTTTCCTGCTGCCAGAATAGCTTTAAGCTTAGCAAATACATTCTCTGTTGTGTATTCTGTAGCTGAAGTTTCAGAATGGTATAATTCTGTATTCTGTGCAGCCTGTGCAACCTTACTGAAGAATAATGCATCTGTCTCTGGTACAGCCTGTGTCTGCTCAAAGATGCGTGAAATATTCTGCATAGATGCTGTCTGATTGGTCTCATCTACATCTGCCTTGTCAACCATGAACTGTACATCCCTGTCATGTGTTACTGTGTAAGGAACATCTTTCTGGTTATATTCTCCTGTGTTCCATCCGCCTGATCTCTTGTGATTCTTATAACCACTTACACTCATCTGAGTAAAGTGAAATGTCTTTGCATCTAACCATCTGACATTACTTGTAATAAATGGTGATGTAAGTGTGCCCTGCATAAGAATTGCTAATAATTCCGGACTCCACTGTTCTGCGTAATTCAAATTTGGCATATTGTTTTACCCTTTTAACCTTTCTTAATTAAATCTGTTCCATCTCTTTGTTGGAACATTTACATTGTTACCTGTAGAGGACTGCTGTCCGTTATTCTGCTGTCCTGCACCAATCTGAAAGCCTGCATTGCTTTCCTGTACCGGCTTAAGTGCAGGTACATCTTTGATAACCTGATCAAGTGCAGCCTTGATATTGTCCTCTGATATCTTTCCATCTGCATCCTTTGCCTTGCTGAAATCAGCCATCTTAAGTACATATGGAAGTGTCTTGGCGTTAATACCAAGTGTCATTGCTACCTTTGTAGCAGCAAGCTCAATCTGAGCCTGTTCAGCAACCTTCTGTGCTGCTGCCACTTCATTCTGAAGATTAGCATTAGCGTTCTGCTGCTGTTGTGTCTGCTGCTGCTTATTCTGCTTAAATGTTGCAATAGCCTGACTTATCTCATCTTCTGATAATCCCTGCTGCTGAAAATAGCTTTTAAGCACAGCATTCTCTTTCTTGGCAGTCGCATTATCCAGCATTGCCTGTATCTTGTCATAATCAACACCAGCCGCCTGCTGATTATTCTGATTACCCTGCTGTCCTGCCTGTCCACTATCTCCTCCAGCGTTCTGGCCGCCGTTACCATCTCCACCTTCTGCGAAGAGCTGTAAATTCATAGGTAATGTCTTTCTCATCACTCTATCTCCTTTCTTCCGTTTACCGCCCGTCGGCATTTCCCTAAAGTTTATTGCCATTAAGTTTTGGGCATAAAAAAATAGGCACGCACAGCTTATTTGCCATGCGTGCTTAATAACTAATATTAAATTGTGTTGCACTGGTGCAACTTTGGACTATTCTACTATAATCCAGTCTTCAGCGAGACAATCGTTAATACTTGGAACCCACATTGAATGTGAACCATCCACATTTTTTATCTGAAAATATGGGTTACATATAAACAAATCACCTTCGTTTAACCCCCATGCTTCCGCTGTTTGCTTATTGCAGTGGATTCCATTCGGATATGCTTTCTGATATACAACAAACATTCCTTTTCCGTTCCAACCTCTTCTTGCTACCTTATTACCTTTTTTCATGGCTTCAATAGCAATTCCAAATGTCATATTGTCGCATTTTCTATACGCTTCATCAAATTGTTTCTTAGGACACCAGCTTTCATATCCATCAGTATATCTTATATGATAGCCTTCATCTTCTGGATTCTCGTCACTTGGTATCTCCCATCCTCTGTATTCATTGTATTCACCCCTGCTCATTGGCTCTGCTGCCACCACTTTTACTCCAATATAATCCTTCATTTTTAAATCCTCTCTTTCTTAAAATTGGGTATAAAAATACCACCAATCTCTCGACTGGTGGCTGTTAAACTTCTAAAAAATCCGCAAAACCTAAAGATTTAAAATATTCTTTTGTCTCGTCACTATTCATCTCTTCATCAGTAGCTGCATACTCTTCTATCATAAGTTTCTTAAGACGTTCAAACGCAATCTTTCTTGCATACTCCCATTCAGCATTTGTCAGTTTTAATTTGGAATCACTTTTAATAAGTTCTAAAGAATCCACTGGGTTTGATGAACTTATCAAGCCATCTATTAAAAAATTTTTTAATCCGCTCTTTTTCCCTCCAAGTTGATGATAATAATCCATTAAGCCTTTCTTATCCAGTTCATACTCAAATTGGCTAATTTCTTCAACTGTAGCATCACTTGAAAACATTTACATCACCTTCCTAATGCTGTTTCAATAATTTCGCCAAATATTTTTGCTGTTTTTCTTGGATTATCACTCATCATATATTCTGCAAAACATTCTGCGAAAAATTCACGTTCAGAATCTACTTTAGTTCTATTTTTAACATAATCATACTTTGCTGCATAAACACTAACATGTTCAGCTATGAAATCTCTTTCTTTTTTTTCTAAAATATCACGTCTTTGAGATAGCGTCAAGCCTTGTTTTTTCAAATCATCCGCTAATTCCTGCTTATCAAATCCCGCTAATTTCAGAGTCATATCTTTTACTGTTTTGCTCGTTGTTCTGTGAACATTTCCATCAAGCAGTCCCTTTTTTGACATATATCCATCTAAGGCATGACCTAATTCATGTACAATAATACTGTTGTGGTCTGTACCAACTGGATGAAACCCTTGAGCAACATCATTTGCATATGCTTGAACTAATTTTTCATAATTAGCAAATTTTCCATATGCTTTGATTTCTCCCGTATATGTTACACAACCTGCATATGTACCACCTTTTAAATCGCTACTATATTTGAAAGATGCTAGCTGTCCTTTCAGTTCAGGGAATTTTTTCAAAACAACATCATAAGAATCATATACCATTTTAGCGGTATCATATTTCAATCCTGACATTTCAACTTTATCTATTGGTATTCCAGTTCTTAAAGAAAGTTCCTTTTCCATCTGTCTAACAGCTTTTGCTTCTTTTCCTGACAATCCTGCTTTCAAATCTTTAACTATCTGTTTCAGATTTTCTGTTTCATCAAATTTTTTATTAAATACCTCTTCATACTCTGCTGCTTGAGGTGTATCCATAACATCCATATAAGCATTAAGTGCATTGTCTGTTTCCTTTTCAAGTTTAGCTAACTTGTGAACTTGTGCATCATATTCTTTCTTTGATGATGTGTATTCATCAATAGCACCATATTCCTGTTTTTCCCACTGCTCCTTCCTCGCCGCATACATTCTCTTATTATCCGGATCAAGTGAATACTCTGATAGTCTGCCGTACTGCTCCGCCATTCTGCCTGCATACTGCTGTTTCTGGTCCTGCCTGTAATCTTCCTTAACCTGCTCAAGCTCTTTCTTGGAAAACTTGCTATTAGGCTCATCATCAAGTTCAGGAAAATATGTTGTATGTACATCTTTGCAGTTAGGGTGGTAAAGTCCTGCTGCCATAGCAGAAGACATAAGCGGATAAGGACCATCTGACGCCTTTCCTCCACTCCACACATCATCTATAAGAATCTTACCAACAAACGGAAGGCATTTAGGACAGGCATTAGCACGCTTATTCATAATAACTGTACTAATTCCCCATGATTGTCTCATTTCGCCCTCTCCAGTCAAATAGGCACGCTTACACGCTGTCTGAATTGCCATCTTGGCATATGATTTTATTGAATGTCTTGCACCGTTGGAATATTCTATGCAGTTAATACCAGCCTTAAGAAAATCCTTTGTAGCCATATCTACAGCCTTCTCATATGTTCCTGCACCTGTATTTGCATATACCTGTGCATTAAATATTATCTGTCTGTATTTGTCTTCGGACATCCTGAGCATTGCCTTCTCTGCTGTACCAAAATCATTCTTTGTGGCTTTTATCAGAGCTTCCAGTTTTCTTGTATTAAGCTTAAAAAAAGCACCTTCAGCGCCCTGTGACACCTTAGATGCTTTCAAGCCTTTCTTCAAAGCTCTTAATATCTTCTGTTCCTGCTCTGTACCGCCTTCCTGTCTGGCTGCAAATATCATTGCGTCAATAGAGTCATTTATGTTGCTAAACGACTTCGTGAACTTCTTTTTATTCTGTGCTTTATACTTTTCCAGAGCCTTAAGCTGTTCTACCTGCCACTGTGACCAGTTAAACCCCATATCTGTCTCTTCTGCTCTGTGGTTCGCAAGATTACGCATCATAGAAGCAATCAACTCATCTTCTATGGCTTTAAAGGCTTTCTCTATATCATAATCTGTGTTAAGTGCCATAAGCTACCTCATTTGTTATCAAAGCCTGTAAAATTGTTATCAGCACCATCAACTGTGAAGCCATCTGATTCCATATTGAGCGCCGGCTCTTCCATATCAGATATCCCCTGTTCAGCCTTAAGCCTTGCAACCTCTTCCTGTTTCCAGTCATCATCTTTAGTGTCACCATACAGTTCATCAACAGATGCTTCAACGCTCATGATACCACCCTGTTTAGCTTTGCTTACTGTCTCAACCTGGCTCTCAAAGCTAGGGTTCGCATATTCACCAAATGTCACATCAACGTCAATCTCCTGTGTTGTTGAATTATTAAGTGTATCTATCGCCTGCAATGTCATTTTTACAAGCTTCGGAAGAACCTTCTGGAGCTGATTGACAATATTATTCCTACTGTACAGCGTTGCTTTTTCCTTCTCCCTCTGTGCTTCTGCATTATCAAGCTTCTTTACATCTATTCCCAATGTAGAAGGACTCATGATTCCCTGTAAGCAAAGGTCCAATGCCGTGATATATGTAGCAAGATACCCTTCATGTGGTATTTCACTCTGTTCCCTCTCTATCTTATAACTTGCACCTTCTGCCATAGGAGACGAATACTGTATATAAGCGTTGTCAAATGAATTTGGCAGCATAACTTTTCCATCGTATGGATTTCTAGGAAGTAAATTCTCGGGTATATATTCCTTTGTACGGTTATGTCTTAAGGCATCCATCCACTGGCTCCATGCTTCATCCAGTGCATCAAATTCATCTATCTTACTGTCATAGATACTTTTACCTCTACCTTTAAACTTCGCTGATTTATAGAACATGATCGGTATGGCCATCATAAAACTTTTATCTTCCCATGTTACAGGTCTTAAACCTGCAAGCTCCGGCACAGTGCTGATATCACATTCTTTATTATCTCTTGTGAGCATATATGTTATATAGCCTTTGCCATATGTTTCAAGCAGAATGTACTCTTGATTCTTAACTGTATATACTGTCTTAAACACAACCTCTTTCACTCTGCCGCGTTCTCTTATTATCTCTACCCTGTCGCCTGGATAAAACTCTATAATCGGATACTGGCTTAGATTCGTATCTATGGATAGTTTAAATGCGCCATCTCCAACAATAAGAGTGTCTGTTATTGCCTGCTTTACAAGTTCTGCAAAATCGTTTTCTTCTGCTATCTTATCCCAGTCTGACTGCCTGCTGCCAACGTCTACCTCGTTCATATCTGCAACAACAATACTTGCAAGCATATCAACCATCATTGCAGGTAATCCTACATGTATCTTTCTTATCGCTAATCCAGGAGAGCATTTTGCAGCCCAGAATCTTGTCTTATC